TCCGGTTTTACATGTGACGCAAGTCGGGGGACTTACTGGAGATGGTGTCGTTCCAGAGGGATGGTTGACTGACGCTCCCGTTCTTGGTAAGTGTGTTGTTAATGACGTGCCTTTGGAGGTGCACGTACCGCTGCGCACAACGAAGGTTAGGTGGTTGCGTAGTAAGGAGTGGACTGATGAGTGGCGCCCGTCAGCCAAAGGAATTGTGAAAGTTGGCGAAGAACCTGATGTTCTATATGTCAACACTTTGGAATCTAACGTTAGTGTGAAGTACGTTAGCGAGCCCAACAAATGTATTGGGAACGCTATTTTCCAAAAGTGCGTGAAGTTTTATGCGCAACAGTTCCCTAAGTTTGTGGAGATTTGGACCGACGATCAAGCTATCAATGGGCATGGAATCATGGATAAGCTTAATATGCACACATCGACTGGATATTGGAGTAAATATTTTACTCATGGAAAAACCGAGGTTTTTGAGATGGATGTGGAGGATCATTACACTTGGACCGAGAAGGCGAGAACCTTTGTCATTCCAGAACTGGATTCCACTTTTGTGGAAAGATATGAGGAGGCTGATCGTGAAATTACAATAGGTAATGTGCCAGTGTTTCTGTGGGTGTCGTCAAACAAGGATGAGTTGCGTGCCATTGAGAAAGTCAAGATTGGGAAAACTCGTGTTTTTGAGATGCCACCTTTGGAATATAGTTTGTTGGTGCGCAAGTATTTTGGACCATTTCTCAATTATATGAAGGCTAATCCTGGTTTTGAGACTATGTGTGCAGTTGGTATTGATAAGGAGACTGTGTGGAAAGCCATGTGGCAGGGTCTTCGTGGGAATAGTGATGTTGGATTTGATGTTGACTATTCCAACTATGATGGGAGTGTGACGCCCATTGCTTTTGACTTCTTTAGGGCAGTGACAGATTATTGTCTGCCCGAAGAGACGAAGCAGCAAAGACATTGTTTGTTGCATGTTTTGCAACACTCATATGTCTTGTGTCGCGAGACTGTTTTCCTGACTGAGCAGGGGAACAAGTCCGGTAATCCAATGACGGACATATTTAACTCAGTCACGAACGTTTTCATCATTCTTCTCTCATATTTGTATGGGAGAGGAGAGGCCGGATTGTCGTTGGACTTTGAACAGTTCAATCGGGAAGTGAGGGCTATCACGTATGGTGATGA